TCACTAGCGTGATGTCCAAAAAGGATTTCAGGCAGCAATACCCAGATGCAGACGATGGCGCAAACTTCAGCGCCCGCGCAACGGGTGATTCTGATGCCGAATGGGTAACCAAGGAAGACATCAGACTAGCCGAATATTGGGTGGTCGAGCGCGTTAAGGCCAACCTGGTGTTGTTAAGCGATGGCACCAAGCTGTACGAAGACGAAATGCCAAGCGCCGAACTAATGGCGGCCAGCAACGTCACGATTATGGACACGCGCCCATCGTACCGTCGCAAGGTCAAATGGTACAAACTAACTGCTATGGAAGTGCTGGAGGAACGCGAGTGGCCAGGCAAGCATATTCCGATTGTGCCTTGCTACGGCGCGCAAGTGGTCGTTGAAGGTAAGCGCAAGAAATACGGCTTGGTGCGATTTGCGAAAGACCCGCAAAAGATGTACAACTTTTGGCGTACATCCATGACCGAAAGCATTGCCCTAGCACCCAAGCCAAAGTGGCTGATTGCCGAGGGACAAGATGAGGGTCACGAATCCGAATGGGCAATGGCTAACATTAAGTCAACGCCTGTGTTGCGATACAAGCAAAAAGACATTGAAGGCCAGCCCGCACCGGTGCCGTCGCGCATTCAGCCAGAGCCGCCACCAGCTGGCATTATGGTGGCCGCCGATGCTATTGCTAATGACTTAAAAACTGTGTTGGGCATATTTGACCCATCGCAAGAAATGCCTGGCAACATTTCGGGCAAGGCATTGCAAGGCCAACAACAACAAGTTGACCTGTCGAATTTTCACTTTTACGACAACATGACCCGCAGCATTAAGCATACGGGCAAGATTATCCTGGACCTTATTCCAAAAATTTACGACACCGAGCGCGTGTTGAGAATTATTGGGGTTGATGGCAAGCCAGACATGGTGACAATCAACCAGGTTGAAGCCACCGGCGAAGTAATGAACAACGTTACCGTCGGCCTGTACGATGTGGTGATGGATACTGGACCAGGCTACAACAGCAAGCGTGAGCAAGCGGTCAGCACCATGATGCCGTTGATGTCACAGCCCCAAGTGTTCCAGGCCGCGGGCGATTTGCTGTTTCGCAACATGGATTTCCCAGGCGCTGACATTATTGCCGACCGCTTGGCTGCAATGAATCCGTTGGCGAAAATTGACGAAAATTCAGATGTTCCGCCACAAATGCAGATGAAGTTGCTAGAGGCCGAAAAGGCTGTGGCAGATATGCAGCAACAAATGATTGCCATGCAGCTGGAGATTAACAACCGCGGCCAAGTTGCGGCAATGCGCGAGGAAGGCCAGAACCGTCGCAAGCTGATGGACGTTATTTCACGCGCCTACAACACCGACACAATCAACGAAGCCAAGGTCAATCAATCTAATATCAAAGCTGTGTCGGACCAGACGAACAACGAACTGGATGCGATGGTGAAATTAATATTGGGCGGATTGCCAGCCGATATGTTGGCCGCCGAGATGCAGCGCCGCACAATGGAACAGGAACAAGCGCATATGTTTGCCGAGGGTGAAGTTAACCAAACGCAGAATCCGTTTATCCAAGCTGGTCAGGAACTGTTGGCCCAGCCGCCCATGCAACAACCTATGCAGCCAGAACAGCCGCAACAGCCCATGCAGCCGCCCATGCAACAAGGCGCGCCGCAGGGAATGCCGCAAGCAATGCCGCCTGGGATGATGTAATTGACATAATATAATTTAGGGTTGAAAATAGCCCAAAGCCTACCAATGGGTTTTCATTGGGTTAATTCGTAGGGGTTTACCTATGTCCGAAGTGCAAGAACGCCTAGCGGCTAATGTCGTTACAAGCGAAAATTTAGCGGAATTTACAGCCCAAAAACTTGGTTTAGTTGATTCAAACCCTGCAAACGAGGCGGATAGCGATGACGCGTATAGCGCCGCTGCCGAGCCGGATGCAGGGTCAGATCAAAGTGAACAGGACGGGGAAGCAAAGGACGCGACAGCAACAGATGAAGGGAAGGATAAGAAACCTAATCCTAAACTTGAACGGCGGTTTTCAGAGATAACCAAGCAACGGGAAGCAGCGCGCGAAGAAGCGCGTGTGGAACGTGAGGCAAGGGTAGCGATGGAAGCCAGGATAAAGGAACTTGAAGCCAGGATGAATCCGCCCCCAGCGGATGACCCAGTAGGCCAAGAACCTTTACCGGAACAATTCAGCGATATGTACGAATACGCGAAAGCGTTGGCAGAATATACCGCTGATAAAAAGATGGCAGAACGGGATTTGCAGGACCAAAACCGTAAGGCAGCGGCTGAACAGGAAGTGAAATTCAAAGCCTGGGCAGACCGAGTGAACGCGGCCAAGTCACAATTACCCGACTTTGACGATTTGGTGCAAAGCAGCGATGTTCGCGTAAGCGATCAAGTGCGTGATGCAATCATTGAATCAGAGTATGGTCCAAGGATTTTGTACCACCTGGCTGAAAACAGCGAGTTGGCACAAAAGCTGGCCACAATGTCTGATGTTTCCGCCATTCGTGAGATTGGGAGAATTGAGGCACGTTATGAGCGTGATTCAAAGCCTGAACAAAAAGCTGTTGTTGGGAAGTCAAAAGCGCCAGCGCCAATATCGCCATTGCGTGGTGCAGTTAATACAGTTGATGCGGGCGTGGATGCCGACGGCAATTACCATGGTTCGTATCAGCAATGGAAAGCTGCCCGACAAGCAAAGCGTATTCGCTGACAATTAATCTTTTCTCAAGGAAATTCAAATGTCTAACAATTTGCTTACCATTAGCAAGATCACCAACGAAGCGTTGATGGTTCTTGAAAACGAACTGACATTTACGTCAGAAGTTAACCGCGAATACGACGATCAATTTGCCGTCGTTGGTGCCAAAATCGGTAACACTCTGAACGTTCGCCGTCCAGGTCGTTTTATCGGTACAACTGGCCCCGCTTTGAACGTTGAAGACTTCAACGAAACAAGCGTTCCTGTCACTTTGTCCACACAGTTTCACGTTGACACACAATTCACAACGCAAGACCTGGCACTATCGCTTGATATGTTCAGCGACCGCGTTTTGAAGCCCGCCATTGCTGCAATTGCCAACAAAATCGACTTTGACGGTCTGACCATGGCAAAAAACAACACCGCCAACATCGTTGGTTCGGCTGGTACCCCCCCAACTGGTCTTATCACATACCTGACCGCCCAGGCTTACCTGGACAGCGAAGGCGCACCGCGTGATGGCCGCCGTTCGTGCATTATCGAACCATTCACAAGCGCAACTATTGTTGACAGCCTGAAAGGTTTGTTCAATCCACAGACAGCAATCACTAGCCAGTACCAGAAAGGCTTGATGGGTCGTGATTCAGGTGGCATGAACTGGAAAATGGACCAGAACGTTATTTCCCAGCGTTTCGGTGCCTGGACAACGACAGCCAGCACATTGACTGCCAACACACAGAGCATCGGTATTGCAACCGGTTGGGCATCATCGTCCACTATCACTTTGACGCATGGCGCTGGTTTGACATTGAACCAGGGCGATGTGATTCAAATTGCTGGTGTGTTCGCTGTTAACCCCCAAAACCGTCAGCCATACGGCACCAACAAGCTGCGTAACTTTGTTGTTCAATCCACCGTTACTGGTTCGGGTTCAAGCACAATGTCCGTAACTGTTGTCCCAGCCATCATTACAGCTGGTCAATTCCAAAACGTGTCTATTCCGACAACATCGGCAACTGCAACGGTTACACCGTTCAGCATCGGTACATCGGCAACTGGCACAGTCAGCCCACAGAACATTGTGATGCACCGCAATGCATTCACATTGGCTACAGCTGACCTTGAATTGCCCGATGGCGTTCACTTTGCTGGCCGCGCATCAGACAAGGAACTTGGTTTGTCGATTCGTGTGGTTCGTCAGTACACGATTAACAACGACAGCATCCCAACACGTTTGGATGTGCTGTACGGTTGGGCGCCGTTGTACCAAGAACTGGCTTGCCGCGTTGCAGCGTAATTTAGTGGGGGGTTAATCGCCCCCCGTTAATCAAAATCAAAGGAAAATATCATGGCGAATCCAGGCCCCGCAGTAACCAATACCAACCACCCATCGAACTTGGCCACCAACCAGGCATTGCGCCTGTTGGCCAGCGCCCAGGGTGTAAACCTTAACGCTGTTGCCGATACCGTTGCCACCTTAGTCAACGATTCCGGTAACGTTAGCGTTCAATCCATCATTGTTGCAAACGCAAGCGTTGACCTGACAACAGCACAATTGGCTGTTTACTCAGGACCAGGCGCAACTGGCACAGCAATCAAAACTGCTTATGCTTTGACGGGTAACACCACAAGCGCCAAAGTGGTCGTGACAGCTGCAACATCGACTGATGCTGTAGACGTTTCGCAGCTGTTCATTCGTTGTACTACCGCCCAGGGCGCAGCTGCAACTGCCGATGTGTTCATTTACGGTTACGACCTTACATTCTTGCCTTGAACTAGAATGAAATGATGAACAGGGAAAGCCGCCCTCAAAAGGGGTGGCTTTTTCGTATTCAAAGCCTATAATTTCGTATCTAAAGGGGAATTCTAATGTTGCCTAATTTCAGACCTAATGGGCCGACCTACCGTATTACGGTTCCAGCGTCAGCCTCCACCCCGCTTGCAATTGTTCCTAATACCAACGTTGAAAACAACTATGTTGCGCTGATTAATACCGGCACAGCGTCTGTTGTGGTCACCTTGGGGACAGAAGCAGCGACAACGCCAACGCCCGCGGTGCCTAGTACGGGTGCATCAACGCCTGGTATTATTTTGCCGCCTGGCATGGATTACCCAATTGTGGTGCCAGCGCCCCGCAATACTTTCTACATCAGCATCATTGGCACAGCCGCCAACGGTGAATGTTTCGTCACACCATTGTCAGCTGGGTAAAACATGACCAACCAGGTTGCCAGTAAACAAACGACAAACATTGTTCCGGTCCAAGGTATTTTTGGACCCGAACCATTGTTTACGCCCATTACGCTGGTAGGTCCCGCTGGGTCATTTTTTTACGCCCCCATCAATCCTGTGCAATCAGGGTTAACCATTACGAATTCAACCATTGATTCGTCTGTGATTGGTGGGGCAATACCCGCAGCTGGGTTCTTTTCCACCGGCCAAGTGGCTGCCTCCCCTGTTGCTGATGCTGACATTGCCAACAAAGCATATGTGGATTCGGTCGCACAGGGTTTGGACATCAAGGCATCGTGCCTTTACACCACTACAAACAATGTCACTTTGTCGGGTCTTGGCACCCAAGCCGGTGGTGATTGGCCATCGTCGTTAACTGCGGGTGACCGTATCCTGGTTAAAAACCAAGCCAACCAGGCGCAGAACGGTATTTATGCGGCGGCATCAAGTGGTTGGACGCGCACCGCAGACATGAACGATTGGGCAGAAGTGCCTGGCGCGTTTACGTTTATTGAAGCTGGCACAGCCCTGTCATCGACGGGATGGGTAACCACCGCGGGACCAACCGGCACCATTGGCGTGACCAATATGCCCTGGACACAGTTTTCGGGGGCGGGTACTTATACCGCTGGAAACGGTCTGCAATTGGTATCAAATGCTTTTTCAGTAAAGCTAAATGGCGCAACGTTAGACGCAAGTGTCAGCGGATTAAAAATTGCTGATACTTATGCAGGGCAGACCAGCATTACGACGTTGGGAACAATTGGAACAGGAACGTGGGCAGCCACAGATGTTGCGGTGCTGCATGGCGGCACAGGTGCGTCCGATGCTGCGGGTGCAAGGTCAAACTTGTCGGCGGCCGTTCTGGGCGCAAACAACGACATAACCAGTTTGTCAGCCATTACCGGCGCAATTGCCAGCCCGACTTACGTTCAATTTAATACTACGCAAAACCCTTTGCCAACTGATGCAACAGGGCGGCTGTATTACGATTCTACAGACCAGTTTCAAACCATGGTTTTCCAGATGAATGGAAGCGTGGTTCAACACGTTGGCGAAGAACAGTTTTTTAGAATCAAATGTCAAGGGTCAATTACCAAAGGCCAAGTGGTTTCGTTTGCTGGTACGCTGGGCGCGTCTGGCGGCCTAATTGGTAAGGCGGCCACAGGGCTGACTGTTGACCAGGCTAATTTAATTTTGGGCGTGGCTGACGAATCTGGTAGTAATAACGATTGGATTTTTGTTTCGTCGTTTGGTGAAGTTAAGAGCATCAACACAACTGGCGGCGCTGAAGCCTGGGTGCAAGGTCAGATACTGTATTACAACCCAGCTGTTGTTGGTGGGTTGACCAAAACTAAACCGGCTGCGCCTAACGCTATTGCGGTCGTGGCCGCGGTGGTCCATGTTGGGTCATCGAATGGCATTTTGTTTGTGCGCCCAACATTTGGGTCCGTTTTAGGTGGGACTGATGGAAACGTACAATTCGGAACAATTAGCAACCTTGACGTTATCCAATACAACAGCACAGCCCAATATTGGGAAAACGTCCCAGCAAGTGGCCTGTCTGTTAACTACGCGGCAACAGCTGGCAGCGCAGGGTCAGCGACCACCGCAGTCACAGCCACAAACTTGGCAGCGGGTGCCGCGGGAAGCGTACCGTACCAAACAGGTGCCGGTGCTACTACGTTCCTTGGATTAGGCACAAGCACTTACCTAATGACCGCAGGGGCAAGCGCCCCCGTTTGGACAGACCCAGCAAGCGTAAGCGTAGGAACCGCCACCAATGCCACCAATGCTGTCACAGCAACGAATTTAGCGGGCGGTGCAGCGGCTAGTATTCCTTACCAAACTGCAAGCGGCACAACGTCGTTTATTGCGTCTGGTGCGGGCGATTCTGGTAAGTTTTTGCAAAGTAATGGTACAAGCGCCCCCGCATGGGCTACGCTTGTTGCATCAGTTTCTGTTGTAGACGATACAACTACCAATTCAACGTTTTACCCGCTGTTTGCAAACACCACGACAGGGTCAATCAGCACCGGTTACGTTAGCAGCACCAAATACCAATTCAACCCATCCACCGGCATATTGACCGCAACTGGATTCAGCGGGTCTGCGGCGGGCCTAACATCGGTGCCAGCTGGCCAACTTTCTGGCACTATTCCGTCGGGTGTGTTGGGCAATTCAACGGTTTACATTGGCACCACAGCCATTGCATTGAATCGTGGGTCAGCATCGCAAAGCCTGACCGGCGTGTCAATTGATGGCAGCGCAGGGTCGGTGACAAACGCAACAAACGCAGCGAATATTGGCATTACTGACGATACTTCAACAAATGCCGACTATTATCCTGTTTGGGTCACAAACACGACGGGCAATTTGCCAGCAAAAGTTAGCAGCACAAAATTAAAATTTAATCCGTCTACTGGTGTTTTAACGCCAACTGGCGGCATTGGTGGGGGTGCATTTTGAAATACTTGTGGAAAATTAACGGCGTAAAAGCCAACGATGGTTTAATTACGTCAGCAAAATATCATTGCAGAGCAGAAAAAGATGATTTGTGGGTTGCTACTGAGGGAACATGGTTTTTTCTTGAGCCTAAATTAACTGTTCCATTTGCTGATGTAATTGAATCTATGGTCATTGATTGGATTAAATTAGAATCTATGGTGGATGACAAAAATGTAATTGAATTGCGCTTGGCTGAACAAATTGCAAGTTTGTCCGCGGTATCTATTACTGTGCCGCCCTGGGAACCCCAAACATTTACGCCGGAGTTATAAATTATGGCGCAAACAGGTTTTACACCAATTCAAATTTATAGCAGCACCACCGCGGCAGCTGTGCCTGGCGCAAGCGACTTGACCAATAGCGCGCTTGGGTCAGAACTTGCAATCAACATTACTGACGGCAAATTGTTTTACAAAGACAATGCTAATGCTGTCCAGGTAATTGGCTGGAAGACTGTGCCTGTTTCGGCTGGCGGTACTGGCTTAACGTCTGTTACGTCTGGACGTATTCTTTACGGGAATAGCGCAACGACGCTTGGCACATCAGCTAATCTTACGTTTGATGGCACCCAACTGTATACAACACAGCTGGAAGTAGGCGCAACAACTGGTTTAGGATATTTGGCCTATATTAAAGGCGGTAACGGAAATCAACTTGGATTAGACAATGCAGGTGAACAGTTTACGCAAATAGATTTAAGTAATAACGGAACCACAAAAGGTCGGGTTTGGTTAGACAACACAAATTCAGAAATTGTGTTGCAAGGTGCATCAAGCATTGGTGCAGCAATTTATACAAATGCAACCAAAAGAATAAATATTACTTCAGCGGGTTTGGTTTCTTTAGAAAATTCGGCTGGTTTATCTATTAACAAAATAGCGGTGTCATCCCCAGCTGCCGGTGATGGTAATGTATTTAGCGGTTTATATACACCAACGCTAACCAATTCAACGAACGTTGCTGCCAGCACAACTGGCACTTGCCAATATATGCGTGTTGGTAGCGCAATAACGGTTTCTGGGCAATTTACTGTAGACCCAACGGCAGCAGGAACTTTAACTGTACTTTTAATTTCTTTACCAATTGCGTCAAATTTCACAAGCTCACGAAGCGCGGGCGGGACGGTTGCATCAGCATCAAATATATATGGTGAAGTTGGTGCAATTATTGGAAATACTGCAAGCGATGTGTTCGAGGTAAGATTGTTGCCATCAAGTGCTGCCAACCAAACTTATGCTTTTCAAGCAACTTATTACATTGAATGATGAAAATAGAAACCATTGAATTTAATTCAGAAAATGACCAAATCGTAATTACTTTGGTTGATGGTCAAACATTAACATTTTCAAAAGAAAGTGTAGACGAGTACAAACTTAAATTCCCTGACCGAATTGCCGATTTAGTGGCCATGGGTTGGTTACAAAAGGACGAAGCATGAGCGTAAACCTTTCATTACTAGCGGGCGCTGGGTGGCAATTTTTTACTGATGACGGCACCGTTTTAAGCGGTGGAAAGCTGTATACATATGCGGCCGGTACAACAACGCCCGCGGTAACTTATACATCCGTTTCAGGTTCTATTGCCAATTCAAACCCTATTGTTCTTGATGCATCGGGACGATTGCCGGAACAACTTTGGCTGCCATACAACACAACATATAAATTTGTTTTGTATGATGCAAATAACGTCTTAATTTGGACTGAAGACAATATTTTTGCTGGCGTTGACCCAGAGGCCTTAAATGATTTTATTGCTGACTTAGCAAACGCATCGGACCCAGCAAAAGGCGATGCCCTGGTAGGGTTTCGGCAGTCTGATAGCACCGGCAATTTAGCGGGTTCGGTCAACAGCACCGTTCACAAAAAGTTGCAAGAAATTATTAGTTTTAAAGATTTTGGGGCTGTTGGTGATGGCACAACAGACGATGCTGGTTCTATTCAAGATGCATTTGATGCGGCCGGTGGAAAAATTATTGATGGCCAAAATCTGACGTACAAAGTCAATTCAATGGTTACATTGACGGAATCTAATGCTGTCATTCAAAACGCAACGTTTGATTTTTCAGATATGCCAGATGGTGCTGGTATTGACAGATGCCTATATATTTACGGGACCATCGGAACGGCAGTAGCACTTACCGCAAACATAAACGCTAACGCTGTAACTGTGACAGTTGGTAGCACAACTGGATTTGCCGTAAATGATTTGGTATTTTTAAAATCCAACGCTGTGTGGGATACTAATTCCTCAGTTACTTATGGTCAGTATGCAAGAATTAAATCAATCAGCTCTAGTACGCAATTTTTGTTGTATGAAGGCGTATTGCTTTCATTTAGCACAACAGATAGCGCAACAGTTGCAAAAGTTACGCCAGTCAAGAATGTAAAAATTGACCATGTTTCGTTTATTGGCGCTGATGATAATTCACAAAACGCTTTATATTTGCAATATGGTGAAAACGTAACCATAACAAATTGCCAATTTACCGCATTTGATTATGTGGCAGTTGCACTTTATCGTTGTTACCAAGCTACCGTTGACAAATGTTGGCAACGTAATGCGTCGGGTCTTGGCCTTTCGTATGCATATGCATTATTTGGTGGGTGTTACTCTTGTAGCGTTATAAATTCGTGGGGCGAAGACAATAGACATACTGTGACCATAGGTGGTTCCGATGGTATTAATATGTTTACCAAAGTAATTGGCTGCCATGCAACTGGGTCAAAAGATGCTGGCATTGATTCCCATTCCGCATCGCTTAACACTTTGTTTATGGGCAACCATGTAACCAATTCAGGCGCACGTTTCAGTACAAGCAACCATGACGGAATTATTAGTCAAGGTGCAAACACAACAATTATTGGCAATACCGTAATCCATCCGTTAGACAATGCAATTATCTACCAACCATTGGTCCAAGATGGCACATATTTAGGTGCGATCATTTCTGACAATACGGTAGTAATGGACGCATCAGGTGACGGGTCTTCTGGTGCGGGCATTTATATTTTGATGGCCGCTACAACAGGGCCAACCGACTTGAACGGTGTTGTTATTAAAAACAACAGGGTATCAGGTGGTAATTCTAATTCTGATGGTGTGTTTGGAATTTATATACAAAACCAAAAAGCAAGCTCAGAATTAAATGGTTTAATTGTTGAAGGCAACTATGTAAATTTAGCTAATTCAACATCAGCTTACCCTTTGTACATTAGAACAAATGCTGCAAATGCAATTATTAGAGATGTTGTTATTTCTAATAACGTCTTAAAAGCTGTTAACGATGACTATGCAATATTTATTCTTGCGTCTATTTCAACATCATCAATATTAAACATTTCAGGGTCAGGAAATGTCCTAGATTCGGATATTTACGCAATCAGATTGTCTGCAACAGGCACAATCGACAAAATTAAGTTTGGCCCAAATCATATTAGCGCACCTGGACTTATAACTAATAGTGGTGCATCCAATGTATTGTTAACCGACACAAATAATTACGGCATTTTCCAAGTAACAGGCGCAACATATTCAGATTTTGATGAATATGATTGGTATATTTTTAACAGGGTCGGAACTGTTACTGTGACATTGCCAACAGCGGCAAATTCAAAAGGCCGTACATTGCACTTCAAAACAATTAATGCTGAAGCGGTTGTTTCTGCGTCTAGCAACGTAGAACCACTAAATACAAACACACCAGGTACTGCAATTTTGCCCGCTACTGATGGCGCATGGGCAACGTTGTATTGCGATGGTAGTACATGGGTCAAAATGGCGGGGAGTTAAATTATGTATGCAGATGCAGACTTTGAAATTGAAATTAACGGCGAGAAAATTCGCGATTCGGTTTATGTCAACCTTGACGATGGTTTATCAATCACGCAAATTCAACAATTGCAACAAGCACGTGCGCAACAGATTTATGATGAAACGCACGAACTTGTGCCAATAAAAGGCGATTAAAATGACCAAGCCAATTGACATCATTACCCGCGCCATGAAAGATATTGGCGCGTTGGCAGCTGGTGAAAACCCAACGGCTGACGAAGCGCAAGATGGGCTGGATATGTTGAATGACATGATTGCCCAATGGTCCAATGAAAACATGATGGTGTTTTACCGTTCGGAAATCATTTTTCCCTGCGTTCAAAACCAGATTCAATACACAATTGGACCTGGCGGCAACGTTGGGGCAACGTTTACGGGTTCCATTAGTGGCGCAACGTTAACTGTGCCAGCCAATGGGGTCACAAGTGGTGCAATAACTATTGGCATGACATTGACCGGCCCTGGTGTTATTTCAGGAACGACTATTGTAGGGTTTGGCACCGGCGCGGGCGGAAACGTCAACGAAGGCGGCACTTACACCGTAAGCAGGGCGCATTTAACGCCTGTGGTGAGCCAAACAATTACCGCCTATTACGAGCGCCCGTTAACTATTGAATCGGCGTTTGTGCGGGTCACAACAACGTCCAACGGCGTTCCTATTTATGGGGGCGGGTTAGATTATCCAATTACAATTTTCAGTTTGGAAGAATACGAATCTATTGGTTTGAAAAGCCTAAACGGTCCATGGCCTAAAGGTTTGTATTACCAGCCATCAGAACTATTAGGCACCATATACTTATGGCCAAACCCATCGCAGGGTGAAATGCATTTGTTCACGCAAACAATTTTCCGCGAATTTGGTGATTTGTTTGGTGAAATGCAATTTCCCCAAGGCTACAACATGGCCTTGCGCTGGTGTCTGGCTGAACGAATGATGCCAATGTATGGCAAATCAAACCAGTTGATAGCTGCACAAATTAATGCATATGCTGGCCATGCAAAGGCTACAATTAAACGCACTAATATGAAACCGCCACAAATCAGCCGTTACCCTGATGTCTTGATGTCAGGACGAACAAAAGATGCGGCGTTTATCTTAGACGGGGGATTTAACTAATGCCTGATTTTGGTTTTGTCGGCGCGTCTTACACTACTAGATCAATTTATCAAAACGATCAAGAGTGCATCAATTTTTATCCTGAAATTGACCCGACCAAACAACAAGGCGAACGGGGCATCGTGGCGTTATATCCAACGCCTGGCCTAGTTACCGAAATACAATTCCCAACGCCTGGAGAGATTCGAGGAATGCGGGCGTTGTCAGGCCTTAAATATGCAATAGCGGTTTGTGGAAATAAAGTTTATAGAATTGCTACTGATTTGACATACCTTGAAGTTGGTACCCTAGCGTCCAGCGAAGGACCCGTCAGCATTACCGACAACATAATGACAACAGATGGTTTGACCGCTTACCTAGTGGACGGTGAACGGCGCTATTACTATGTTGTAGAAACAAATAAATTTGTTCGCTTGCCGCCTACCGATGGAGATTGGGAAGGCGCAACGGTTGTTGATACTGTTGACAATTACATTGCATACAACGAACCAGGCACCCAAAATTGGGCGGTGACTGATTTGGGTTCGCCATTGTCTACAACGTTGCTGTACGGGTCTAAAGACGGTTCCCCAGACTCATTGGTTGCATTAATCATTGACCACCGCCAAGCATACCTTTTGGGCGAAGTGACTTCCGAAGTTTGGGTTGATGTTGGAAGTGTAATTCCAAATTTAATAACATTCCCATTTCAGCGTGTTAGCGGAACATCAAGCCAAACAGGTTGCGGCGCAGCATTTTCTGTTGCAAGATTTGCCGAAACATTCATGTTTCTTGGGCGCGATACTTTGGGGACCGCAACCATTGGCCAAATGAAAGGCTATGAATACATCAGATTGTCTACCCATGCCGTTGAAAACAGCCTGGTTGGATACGATGTTTCTGACGCGCGCGCCTGGACGTTTCAAATTGAGGGCCATGAGTTTTATGTTATTAATTTTCCTCAGATTGATTTAACTTGGGTTTATGACTTAACAACCCAGCAATGGTTTAAATGGCTGTACTGGAATTCGGCCACCGCAACATATGAGCGCCACCGCGCAAATTGCGGCATTGCGTTTGCAAACAAAAATTTAGTGGGCGATTACGAAAATGGCAAAATTTACAGTTTGAGTTTTGACGCATTTACTGACGCGGGCGCACCAATTCGACGATTGCGACGCGCCCCGCACCTTACCACCGATTTACAGCGCCAATACTTTGAGGAATTCCAAATCCAATTTCAGCCAGGTGTTGGGTTATCCACAGGCCAAGGTAATGAGGCGCAAGCAATGTTACGCTGGTCCAGCGATGGCGGTTCTACCTGGTCCAATGAGCATTGGGTAAGCATAGGTAAAATTGGTAATTATGTGAATCGTGCCATTTGGCGGCGGCTGGGTTGGTCGCGGGACCGTATTTTTGAAGTATCGTTATCGGACCCTATTAAAACCGTAATTATTTCTGCAAACTTAAAAGCGTCTGCGGGGGATAATTAATGGCAACTGTAAACAGCAATATTGCGTTTCCAACATCCCCATTCATTCAAGAAAATACTGGTCGGCCATCGCGTGAGTGGATTATTTGGTTACAAAATCCCCAGCTTACGTCGGCCACCATTCAATACCAAGTTATCAACGGCGGTGTTATTAACAACACAACCATTGGTTTAAGCATTCCCGCAGCTGGTAAATTTACAACGTTGACAGCAATTGATGGTATCGGCGGGGGTAAATTTTGACTACTAAAATTGTCAATGACCGCGAAACTGGTTTGAAAGTAGGCTATGAAGCTACGGATTGGACAATCAAAATTCCATTTGACCAATATGTGGAAGGCTTAAAGGATTGGACTGTTAAAACCGTTGAAAAAAATGGCCAACCAATTGGCGCAATTTATACCAAAGATTGTGAACTTCATGTTTCAATAAAGCCTGAATGGCGCAAAAAATGGTTTACTAAAAGTTTGTATTTTGAATTGTTTGTTGGCAAAAAGGTTACTACAAAAGTAACTGAAGGCCATGAATATATGTACGGGATATTGCATCGCCTACAATTCCACAATGATGGTAATGGGTTAATGGTAAAGGAATAAAAATGGGTATTGAAGCCGCACTAATTGCTACGACGGTCGCGAGTCTTGCTGGCGGTGCAATGCAAGCCAGCGCAGCAAGGTCAGCTGCATCAAAACAAGCAGATGCCGCGCAATATGCTGCCGACCAACAGCGAGCAATGTTCGACATTATTAACGAACAACAAGGCCCCTATCGCCAGGCTGGATATGGGGCATTGACGCGAATTGGTCAGCTGTTGCCAAGTTTGACCAGGCCCGTTACCGCCGCAGAAATCCAGCGTTTGCCAGGCTTTCAATTTGCTATGGAACAAGGAACAGGCGCAGCCCGTATGAATGCAAACGTGGGCGGAGGCGGTTCTAATGTAGACCGCGCCGCACAAAAATTTGCTATTGACTACACCGTAGGAACAGCAATGCCGCAAGTTTTGGCGCAAAGAGGCCAAATTTATAATACGTTGGCTGGCATTGCTGGAATTGGCCAGACGGGTCAATCACAGGTTAACCAGGCTGGAATGAATGCATCTACAAATATTGGCCAAGCCGCCATTGGTGGCGCATCAGCATTGGGCGCCGGTCAAATTGGTGCAGCTAATGCGTATGCTGGTGGATTGCAAGGAATTGGAAACGCTGGCTTTATGTATTCATTGCTGAACCGTCCAGGTGCCGCTAGTAATGCATTAACGGCTATGGGTCCAACTGTTTCGTAATTTAAGGATATAACATGGCTGAGTTATTAAACGTCACCCCTGTTGCGGGACAAATTAAACCCGTACAAGGCATGAGCCTGGGCGAAATGGTTAACGTTGCGCGCGGCGCGCAAAACTATCAGCGCGAGGGCATTAGTCTTACGTTAGAGCAACAACAGGAAGCCGAGCGCGCAAAGTTGCAAGAATTCTTGTCACGCCCTGAAAATTTCCAAACACAAGGCCGCATGGATTTGGACAAGATGAACGCTGAAGTTATGCGTTTAGCACCATTGACCGGCGCTGAAGTTGTGAGCAAATTAACAGGTTTATCCACAGCCCAGACGCAAGCCAGCCAAGCAAGCCAGAATTTAACGCAAACACAGCGCGAAATTGTTGCATCGCGGTTGGCTATGTTGGGTCGTTTAAAGGTCCAAGACCCGCGCGCATATATGTCTGAATTGGACCAATTGATTAAAGAAAATCCAAACAATAGACCGTTGGCTGATTTAATTAGCGGATACAAAAAAACTATTGAATTGCTGCCACCTGGCGCTGATTTGCCATCCCTTGCCGTTGCTGGCGCTAATTCATTATTAAGCCCACAACAGCAACAACAATTGCTTTCACCACAAGCGGGTACAGCAAGCACCGGTGCGGCAACATTCCAGACCACAACACAGCCATCATTAGCGGGCGAGGCACCAACCACTACCGTTGGTCAAAACCCGTTGGTTACTGCTCAGTTGCCACCAGGTTCGCGCGAAGTGCCTACAGGTCGTTTTGACATGAACAACAATCCGATTGTTCAAGTTTTTGATGCAAATGGTCGGTTTATTGGCGAACGCGCTGGAACAGGTACGCCAGGAACAAGTCAATTGCCTGGTGGTCAAGTACCGCGCCCTGTCAGCACACCGACAGCACCAGGCACACCGCAGCCAGGTATGCAGCCGCCCCCGCAAGGTTATTCCACACCAGGGTCGGCTACCGCTTTTCCGGTACTGCCGCCTGGTCCTATCACCGTTGTGCCATCATCAACTGAGCCAGGCACAACGCCAGTTGCGCGTATGCGTCCAGGCGAAACGTCGGAAACACTTGCCGCAGCCAACCAAACGCGTATTAGAGCGTTAGACGCAGCCCAACAAGTGCCAATACAGATGTTTAACAACAACCAGATTATCAAATTGGCTGATGACGTTATTACTGGCCGCGGCGCAAACTTTGTGGGGGCGCTGACCGGCGGCTATGCAGGATTGCCGTTTACTAGTGACAATGCCACCAACTTAAACGTGTTGGGCCACTATATATCCCAGCAAACGGCATCGTTGGCACAGTCTGCGGGCCTTGGCGGTACGGATGCTGGGCGCGCGATTGCGGGTGAAATGGCTGGTACCACCACCTGGACCGCCCCCGCTATTAAAAAAACAGCGCGCGTAAACCGAGCATTAACAACCGCAACCGATTTTTTTAACCAGGGCGTACAAGCAGCTTTTAATAAAACAAAAGACCCGTTTTCTGTGCGCGACTTCCAAAACAAGTGGTCGCAGACTGTTGACATTGATGCAATTCGTCTGATGGATGCGGTGCGGAATAAGGATAACGACGCAATTATAGAAGTGGTTACCGCGGCCGGTGGTCCTAATTCGGCTGGATACAAAAAACTTAAAGCTAATGCAGATGCTATTGAAAAATTAATCAGGGGGCAATAATGGCAGGACTATTTGACCCCGCAACGCTTGATGCTGCGGTAAATGATGCATTTGGCATTAAGCCATCGGGCAAGGCACATCCGTTTGCCATGCCGCCCAATTTGCAAGGCATGAACCCTGAGTTAAACACCAGATTGACCCAAGCGCGTGAGGCATACCGCAAGCAATTTGGGCAGGAAATGCCAATTACGTCTGGCGTTCGGACGCGCGCAGACCAGCAACGTTTGTATGACCGTTGGAAGGCGGGCGATAAAAACATTTTTATGCCTACTAACCCTGCGGATTTTCCAGACCGCAAAACATTCCATGATGACGCTGTAGACATTCCTACGTCGGTATCGGAAGACTTTTTAAAACAGTTTGGCATTCACCGCCCCTTGGGTTCGCGCGACCCTGTTCACGCGGTCACCATGCCAAATTTTGGCGGCCAGCAACAAACCGCGGCACCAGCTGCCGCACCGCAAGCTGCGCCACAAACTGCACCCCAAGCCGCCCCGACTATGGCACCGGCAGCGGCACCCATGCAAGCGCCGACCACAGCGCCGATGGCAACGCCCACCGCAGCGCCCACAATGGCACCAGAAACACCGGCAGCCGCGCCGACAGGCCAAACGCCTAGTCAAGTGTCTGTTATGGATTTGATGAAGCCTGAAGCGATTGACGCAGCTGTTGGTGAAGCGTTTGGCGCAGCACCCAAGAAAGGCAAAGTTGCCCAAAAAGTCACAGGCCTGTTGCGTGAATCTGCCGCACTTGCCGATACGCTTTATGGCGTGGTGCCTGGTGCTGTCGGTATGGTGACATATGCCGGTGCGCGCGCTGTTGGTCAGTCACCAGAACAGGCCGCACAAACACAGCAATCCGTTACCGGTGCAATTGACCGCCCATTCGGCAAAGCCTTTGGCGTGACTGAAACGCCGGAATATAAGGGCGAGGCCTCCCAGCAACTGATGGAATTTATCGGCAAGAATATTGACAAAGGTGCTGATTGGATTGCCAAAAACACCGGTATGCCTAAAGCCGATGTTCAGTATTACATGGAACTTGGTACTGCCGCGGTGCCGTTTAGCAAAACTGGCCGCGCCGTTACTAGGGAAGTTGGGGAAGCTGCCGGTTACGTTGGCGGCAAGACTGTGGACGTATTGAAGCAAGCCACCCCCGCCCCCGTCCAGCGCGCGGTAACCAGGGCCACCGAAGCGGTCTTGCCTGGCACAACTACCATGCCAACCAGAGCGCCGACCCTTGGCGCACCAGGGCAAGTTATGCCTGGCGAAGTGCCAAGCATGGCAGCGCCTGGTCAGCCTGGTGCGGTGCCTGGGCGCGGCAGCATTGGTGCCATGGGTGTGCCAGATGCAAATATTGTGCGCCAGGCTTTGCAGACCGCAACGCCTGAATTCCAAAAGCTGTACGGCGATATGCCATTGGATAAAGTCAATACGCCTGTGGTTATGCGTCACCTGGAAGGTGATTCGTTGCCAATTCCTGTGCGTTTGACCGAAGGCCAAGCCACCGGAAACGTTAAACTGTTGTCTGAAGAAATGAATATGCGCGGCCAGCGGCCAGAATTGGCGTATCGCATAAATGAGCAAAACCAAGCCTTGGTTGATAACGTCCCGTTGATACGCGAAAAAGCGGCACCAGACGTATATGCGACTAAAACTATTGAATCCAGCCAGGCCTTAATTGATGCATACAAAACGCTAGACGATGCCCGCGGCACAGAAATTACGGCCGCATATAAGGCGCTGGAAGACGCAGCTGGCGGTCAATTTCCTGTTGACGGTGTGACATTAGCTAAAAACGCTGAAGCTGCATTGGCAAAAAAACTTAAAACGGATTTTTTACCTACACCAATTAAAACGCAATTGGACCGCTTTAAAAACGGCGAACCGATGACGTTTGAACAGTTTGAAGCCATGCGTACCAACTTGGCTGCCGAAATTCGTAAAGCAGAGCGCAGCGGCGATGGTAACGCGGCCATGGCTGCCAGTATCGTGCGCGAAGCCTTAGAACAATTGCCATTAAAAGGCGAAGCTGCCCAGCTAAAACCATTGGCCGATAATGCTCGCAGCCTAGCCAAAGCACGATTTGATGCGCTGAAAAAAGACCCAGCCTATAAAGCTGCAATTGATGACGCAATCCCCGCCGATAAGTTTTTTGATAAGTTTGTTGTTAACGGCGTAAATAAAAACATTAATACTATGGTCGATACTTTGGGGCGTGACAGCACAGCGCACCAGCACATGAGAGCCGGAACCATTAATTGGTTATCAGACAAAGCCGGTATCGTTGATGGCAAGGGAAATTTCAGCCAGGCTAATTACAACAAAGCGTTAAAACGGCTGGACGATGTGAATAACTTTGGGGCAATATTTGACCCTGAAAGCCAGCTGCAATTAAAGACATTGGGCAACGTTGCTGGATATACTCAATTTCAGCCGCGCGGGTCGTATGTCAACAATTCCAACACATTGGTTGGTTATTTGGCCAACAAGGCAGCTAGTGTTGCTGAAGGCGCGGGTAACGTAGCAGGGTTTAAATTTGCTGGTGGTTTACCGCTGGGAACTATGGTTCGACAAGGCGTTCAATCGTCTAAACAAAAACAACGCGCTGAACGTGCTTTAAAGCCTGGCGCTGGCAGTACACTTGACGAGATTAGCAAAACGGGACAGTAGCAATGGATAATCAAATGCTTTTTAACATTGTGATTGGTCTAGCATCATTTTTTGGCGGCTGGGTCCTAAATAACATCACAAAGGCAATCGACCGTTTAGATGATGATGTGCGTAAGCTGCCGACAACATACGTTTCTAAAGACGAATATCACCGCGACATTGCCGAAATCAAAACTATGCTTGGCAAGATTTTTGACAAGCTAGACAACAAGGTAGATAAATAATGGTTGCGGCTAAAAAAGTTGTTGCCAAAAAAGCACTTATAAGAAAAGCACCAGTTAAACGAGCCAAACCCGTCCAAAAACAGGACATGACGGACAAACTGCTAGACCTTATTAAATGGGTAGATAACCCGTTTAAACTTGTTTCAGTCATCCTACTGTCAACCATTTTCTTTCTTGGATACTTGACTTGGGACAGCCGACAGGTCATTCTGGCAGCAATTAGTAGCAACGGCAAAATGCCGCAACTAAAAACGCACGAAGAATTATTGCCATTGGCTAACAAGTTGGTTAAAGACATTGGTGCAGTCGGCATAGTCGTAAACAAGGTCAACCTAGCCACCAATAGCCGCACAACAATACTTGCGATTGCAAACGGTGAGCGTAACCATAAGCTAGAGGGCGTGACTGTATCGCTCTTTAATGAGTCACCCGCAAGAAACTCTGACGTTGTTTCTATGCTTAATAACGAAATAGCCTGTAAGCCGTTTCAATCATCATCACAAGTTGGCGAGTGGGCTAAGTCAGTAGGGGTAACTTATATGTGTCGTGGTTCAATCCCGAACGAAATGGGTAAGTTTGCGGGATACATTGCCGTTGGATTTAAAGCAGAGCCGCCAGACCTTACATCAGTCAAAACCCGCATCATTTTAACTGCTACGGAGATGGACAAATGATCTTAGACATATTGAACATAGGCGGAAAAATAATTGACAAAATTTTTCCTGATGCAGGGGCAGCTGACCAAGCCAAGCTAAAGTTATTGGAATTGCAGCAATCTGGTCAACTTGCACAAATTAACGCTGACATTTCAGAGCAGCAAGAACTTTCTAAACGGCATTTAGCTGACATGAATAGCGACAGCTGGCTGTCCAAAAATATTCGCCCTATGACCCTGCTAATCATTCTGGGCGGCTATTTTACGTTTGCCCTAATGTCAGCGTTTGATATGGAAACCCATAAACAATATGTTGAATTGCTGGGGCAATGGGGCATCATCATTATGTCTTTTTATTTTGGTGGCCGAACTGTTGAAAAAGTGGCCGATATGGTTGAACGTCGAAAAACGAAGGAAATTGAAAATGGCAGCAAGTAACTGGAAAAAATCGTTTGAGCAAATGCTGGCATCGGAAGGTGGGTACGTTAATCACCCATCGGACCCAGGCGGCATGACTAACCTTGGCGTGACCAAGCGGGTCTGGGAAGAATGGACAGGCAAAGAATCTAACGAAGCAGAAATGCGCGCGTTAACCCCTGAACTGGTTGAACCGTTGTACAAAAAGCGATTCTGGGATGCTTGCCGCTGCGATGAAATGCCTGGTGGGATTGATTACTTGGTGTTTGACTTTGCGGTCAACGCTGGCCCTGGGCGTTCGGCCAAGATATTGCAAACCGCGGTCGGTGTTCCAGCTGATGGCGGGATTGGTCCTGTGACGCTGGCAGCTGTCAACGCACAAGACCCAGATTGGTTAATTGAGAAATTCAGCCAAGCCAAGGAAGACTTTTATCGGTCTTTGGCCACATTCGGCACTTTTGGCAATGGCTGGCTGAACAGGGTAGCGGCAGTAAAATCTAAAGCCTCATCAATGCTTGCTTAATCTATACCTGGCAAACATTGATTTTTCTGATTGCACCATTTCGGTACTAATATTTAAACCTTTGCCGCGCAATCTAAATATTATGTCAGCCAGGCGTGTGGCTTTGTAAAGGGTGAACGCGTCCCAAGAGGTAATGGGGCGCTTTTTTAAGTGTTCCAATACTGCGTCAGTTTTGTTCATTTTGATTGTCCTTAAAATGGTGGGTCTTCGTCAGGCATACCGTTGTATTGGGGGCGCTGGGGCTGCATAGAACGCGTGTCACCCTCTTTTGGTTTTGGGTCGTTAATGTATGCCCAGCCGTCCCAAGAACCCTCTTTCAGCGGGATAACGTCCAGTTTGAGCATTGGACCGTTCTTGGTGTCAATAATCGAACCAATGCGCTGGTAACGGTATTTCTGTTCGCCCATGGCATTTGTGTACTGGCCAACGGTACAACTGATTTCTTTAATGATTTTGGACATTCTATTCACCTATGATTTTTTTAAGGGCTGCAACTTTGGCATCAACTTCAGCCAAAAACTTTACGACTTCAATTTCGGTGGCCGCAATCCATTCATCGTCACGCTCAACACGATCAACAAATAACTGAGCCTTGGGCGGCATACGCGGGTCAAACACAACGTAATCACACCAATTTCTGTCAGCACAGCGCATTTGCCATTGCATTTGTGCCATGTATTTAGATTCCACAGGGTTGTCAGACAACCAGCATTCCAGCGCCGTCTTGCTATCTGGGCATTTAATTTCTACCATGCCGTCATCACCCACCAGCCCGTCAGGCGATGCGCCAGACATTTCAATAGTGGGATGTGGAACAAACGCTATTTCCTCCACCATGACCCCTTTGGTGGCCTCATAGGCTGCCCTGGCAAATGGTTCTTGGTCAATCCCCCATTGCATACTGGCGTTGGTGTAAAAATCGGCCTTGGTGCCGGTCACGCGTTCTAAGATCAATTGGGTCATGTAATTGCCGCGGTCAGCGCCGTAACCTGTTTTGGTCTTGGCCAAGACTTTGTGTAAAGATGATGCGGTAACTTTGCCCAGGCGGGCTGTAAACCATTCGTCGGTGCGTTGTTCCATTATTTGGTTTCCTTATCTTTCTTGGCGCGGTCAATCCGAGCCTTTTTGGCTGCAATAACTTTTGTTTGTAATGCCTGGTTGCCCTGACACGCATCATAAGCAGACTTGTAAGCCGCAGCTAATTCCTCGCTGTTGGCGGTGGCCTCAATGGCTGATAGGTGGTCGGTAATATCAATTGCGGGGGCGGCTGGTGCCGAGGGTTTGCGGGTGGCCGCGTTGCCATCATCGTCTTCTGGTGCAATACCGCAAGCAGCCATCAGCGAATAGCGGCGCGCATAGGTCAATGCCGAACCGTAGCCCTGTGCGTCTTGTTTGGATGCCGGAACGTGCAAGGGACCGCTAGTGATTACTTCACCGGATTCGTGAATAAACACCGTTTCAACGCATACGCCAGATTCGCTTGGGTGAATGCGCTGGGTCAATGCTATGCCATTGTCGTTTAAAGCGTCCACAACGGCCTCAACACACGCAGATAGGTCTGCGTAGCGGCTGCGAAAATGCGGGTTTGTATTGGTCTTTAAAGCGGGTCCAAAGGCTTTTTGTGCTTTGACCAGGGCGGCTGCAACTTTGCTGAAGTTTTCCATAATGGTTCCTTAGTATTTAGGGGCGCAAGTGACATCAACAACAATGTCGGTGGTGAATTGATTAACCTTACGTTTACCGTAAAGCATGACAGCGCGCAGACCGCTAGAGGTGCATTCGGTGACTGCGGTAATAACTTCATTGCGCGACATTGGGTGTACCTGTTTGTCCAGGATTAAATGTTGTTGCGCGTTTGTGGTGGTGTTGGGCGCAGCGCAGCCAACCAGCGTGGCCGCGGCCACCAGGGCAAGTAATAGTTTCATTTTTTGTCCTTTAATTCTGATGGCGGCACCCAACCCAAAGCCCGAAACCGTTTCAGAATGTCGGTGCTGGCCGATGGGATATAGACAAACTTTGGGTCTAATACGCCAGCGCGTTTTTTTGGGGTTTGTGTGGTGTCGTTCATGCTGGCACCACCACAAGTTTTTTGGCGTAATTAATTGCTGGGTCCAGCATTGCGCTGCCAAAAATACGGACATCGCCAACTGGTTGTTCCGCGTCTGTGTCTAACAGGGTGACCGCATAGCCTTTGGATATTTTGGTAACCAGGGCTGCAATGCCTAATTCAGCATTGAAAAACGTTGCAATTTGATTTGGGTTTGTTGTTGCGTTCATTTTATTTCCTTAAAAGACCGTTTCCGGCATACGTTAATTGTAAGACAGCTTTACTAAATTAGTCAATTAAATAATCATTGCTAACCACAACAGGGCATACAGCGCCCCGAATGTAGCCAGCGCCATTAGAACGAGTTGTAAATTGCTTGGTTCGTTATTCATGGCGCGCCCCTTATGTCCGGCCGGCATTTAAATTGCCGTCCATAACTTGAAACAAAACTAATTTTGCACGATTGAGAGTGAGCCTGGCGGCCTCAACGTTGCCCATGGCCATTTCTTCCTGGGCATCAGACATAAGGCCAGCAACAACCATGTTTGCACCACAAAGTCTGTATGTGCAGCTGTCTTTGATCTGAGCGAGGAATTCATCAGCGACACAGCCATACATTGATTGTTCGCGATTTGTAGTAGTAGACATTTTTATTTCCTTTTTAAAAGACCCGCGAGGGATTAATTTAATTGTAAGCCCACTTTACATGGGCTGTCAAGTTTAAGCTGCAATTTTTCCAACAGCGTTGTATCCATACCCATCATCACCAAGAAACCCGACCCGCGCAAGCGTGGCACTTTCGGCTGTGTCATCGTTGCTGTATTCGCCAATTTTTCTCATAATCCGATTGTATGAATCGTAATCAACTTGATCGACAATGTACGCGCCGCTGAACTGGCTGTCGGCAACTACTGGCATGGCGTAATCGTAATATTTGCAAGCGTTGGCCACCAGGTCGGTAAATAATTCAAGGCTAAACTTCCGGTTTACAAAAATGTAGTCAGCGCCAAACCTTACTTCCTGACCATCCAGCGAACTGTAATTGCTACCTTTGTAGTCGGTCATGCCGTCAAAATAACTGCCCTCAAACATACCAACAACAGCTTTAACCTGGTCATAAGCAGGACCGTTAACATACGACACAGTAATGCTTGCGCCGCCGCTGTACACGCTAGACTTTACGCTAAACTTAACACCAGGGAATGATTCTTTGAGAGCAGACCGAACCAGCTTGGCAGTTTCGGCGCAGGAGAGATATTGCTTGGACATTTTGTTTTCCTTTAAAAGACCCGTCAGGGCGTTATCAATCACAACAATTTCATGTTAAGCCAGATTGACAAGACAGTCAACAATTATTTTGCAAGTGTTGCAAAAATGCGAAAGTTGGCTTACCATGCGAACATGAACAAAGCACAAGCAATTGAAAAAGCCGGTACGGCCATGGCACTAGCCAACCTGTTAGGCATCAAACGCCAGGCGATAAGCCAATGGGGTGAGCAGCTGCCGATTGCGCGTTACTGGCAGCTTAAAGTGTTGCGGCCGGAGTGGTTTACAAACAAGTAATTGTTCGATATGATTTATATATCCCTTGGCGGGGGTTCTTAGACAAGCCTTAGTTAGCGTCCTGCTTGTGTCTACAAGTCCGCCAACACCTTAAAACGGTGAGGATGCTAACTAAGGCTTTTTTTTTGGCGGGCATTATGAAAATTAAAAATTGGTCAAAGTTTCAACACTTTAAAGACCGCAAACCACCTTGGGTAAAGCTGTATAGAGAACTTTTAGATGACATTGAATGGCATTTATTAGACCCAAAAGCCGCTAAAGTTTTGACAATGTTGTGGTTAATAGCAAGTGAATTTGATGGCGATTTGCCGGACAATAAAACGCTTGCATTCCGTTTGAGATTGTCTGAAACAGAAACAAAAACAGCGGTTTCTAAGCTATCTCATTGGCTGATACAAGACGATAACAATGTGATATCAGAGCGATATCAAAGTGATAGTCTAGAGACAGAGACAGAGACAGAGACAGAGACAGAGAAAGAGATAGAGGTCAGTAAACCGACTTCTGCGAAGTCTCAATCCACCAGATTAAATCCTGATTGGCAATTACCAGATGATTGGGCAATATGGGCCAAGCAGAACAGGCCTGAATTAAACCTGAATGAAATTGCAGACGGGTTTAAGGATTATTGGATTGCCCAACCAGGTGCCAAAGGTCGCAAGGCTGATTGGTTTGCAACCTGGCGCAACTGGATACGAACACAGAAACAAAGAAACCAGGACAAGGTATACGAATCACCCTGGCAAAAGGCTGCACGTTTACGCATGGCTGAATTTGCACCAGGCGTAGCAGCTAAAGACCCAAACCAAACCAATACCATCGACATGGAGTTTTTTAACAGACCACAGGAGATTAAAAATGTCACTTCCAATAGCAGCGATTGATCGTTTGTTTGACCGTTTAGCAATGACTTACGGAACAGAGTTTTCAAACAAGTGGGGAACACTTAGCAGCATGGATGTTAAATCCCATTGGTCGCACGAACTTTCCATGTTTGCAGATAACCTGAAGGCTATCGGCTGGGCGCTGGAAAACTTACCGGACAAATGCCCAAACCTGATTGAATTTAAAAACCTATGCCGCCAAGCACCGCGGCCAGCGATGCCAGCATTGCCAGCGCCCAAGGCAAACCCTGAGATTGTTTACGATGAATTATCCAAAATTGTTGCGCGTCTTGCTAAACCGCAGACTGACAATGTGGACCATAAGCGTTGGGCTAAAAAATTAAAGGCGCGCCATGAGAAAGGCGAAAAACTTTCCATGTATCAGATCAAGTGCTACAAAACAGCATTACAGGAGGCAACATGAAAGATTCTGCTATTGCATACGCTGAATTATTGGAACTTGGCGCATTTGTCACGCATGAGGAACAGAGCGAAATTGCTGCGGAAATCCGCCGATTACACCAAGACGCATTGCGCTATCGCTGGTTAAAAAAATACACAGCGCATTTGTTTATGGTTACGCCGCAAGGTTTGGACGCGCAAATGGACCATGCTATGGGGAAAAAAGATGACTGAAGACGAAGCCTGGGCAGAGATTGAACGCAAACAAGCTAAAAAAGTTGCACCGTCAAAACTGACAAAAGAGGAAATTATTAAAAATTTGTTTGCTTGCATTAGGGACCTTGAATCTCAATTGCACGATGCCATACTGGATGAGCGCGAAGCCTGTGCCAAATTGTGCGAGTACGAAGGAAAGATTCGTTTAGCAGAAACCATCAGAGCAAGGGGTAAAAAATGACGCGCGACGATTTAATTCGATTGGCTGACTTAGCTGGCTACGATGTTGACGAAGACGAAATTCACGCACCAGCTGCCGGACGCTATGGGCTAGACCCTAAACTAATTCATTTTGCCCAACTGGTGGCTGCGGCCGCGTTATCAAATAAAAAGGCAAGATGGTATCAAGAGGGATTTCTTGCCGGACAACGTGAGGAACGTTTAAAACAAATTAACATTGAGGCACAAAATGTCCCATGAACTTTTGTCAAAAGTTGCTGAAATTACAAACAAAAAAACTACAAAATTGTCAGCAACTGAAGTTTTTGAATTGCAATTGTGCGCTTGCGTTTTAGATTTTATTAATGACGTTGGTAGCATTGACGAATTAAAACAAAAAGTGCATGGCTTTATTGAAAAAAAAGAGGTCAAAAATGCGGCGAGCAGCCAGGACGGATGATAACCATGAACAAATTGTCAAGGCTTTACGGGCTGTTGGTGCTACGGTTCAAAGTTTGGCGGCTGTGGGTCAGGGTGTCCCTGATTTGCTGGTGGGCTACCAAGGGAAAAATATCTTGGTTGAGGTTAAAGACGGCAATAAAACGCCGTCTAGGCGTAAATTGACAGATGACCAGGTAAAGTGGCACGACAATTGGAACGGGGGCGCTGTGGCCGTTGTGGACAGCGTAGATGCGGCATGGGCCGCGCTAGGCATAATGCCAAGAGGTAACGTATGAACGAAAAGCGTATCGACCCCGAACAATCCGCCCAAGATATTCGCGACAAGGCCCATGCTTACGGCCAAGCCAAAGCCCAGCGCGTTTACCTGGAGGAATTCAGGCGCAGCAAAAAAGCCATGCTGATGAAAGACTGCTACACCATGGGGGTCGAGGCCGCCAACGCACAAGAACGCGAAGCCTTGGCCGACCCTGAATACGTCCAGTTATTAAAAGGCCTGATGGCCGCGGTGGAAAACGAGGAAACCCTTAAATGGGAAATCGAGGCCGCCAGGCTAGAAATTGAAATATGGCGAACCAGGCAAGCAACCGCGCGCGTGGTCAACAGGTCGCACGAATGATTTTCAAACACAAATACGTTCGCAGCAAAAAGCTGTTGCAGCTGGTGGCCGGTTTGGATTGCCAGCTGTGCGGCAGCAACGAATGTGTCCAGGCGGCCCACACGAATTGGGGCGGCGGCAAGGGTCGAGGAATTAAGGCTGATGATAACCTGGTGGCCGCGTTGTGCATGAAATGCCATTACGAAATTGACCAGGGCAGCAAATGGTCCAGAGATATGCGCCAACAAGCCTGGTATATGGCGCACCGCAACACCGTTGAAAATTTGGTGAATACTAAGCAATGGCCAGTAGACATACCGGTGCCTGATGATTCACAATTGAGATTCCTTAGTTTATGGTAATTTTTGGGGGGGACTATTCTCCCCCGTTTTTTTGCATTAATATCGCGCTATGGATGACGAAGCCGCCGAATTTATTGCCGCCCTACTGCATAGCAGTACGGTGACGCATTTTATGCACTTATCGACCGATTCTTATTCGGCGCATAAGGCGTTAGGCCGTTACTACGACCAAATTATTGACTTGGTGGACGATTTTGCCGAGGCCTATCAGGGCCGTTACAGCAAGATCAAAAAATATCCTGAAGAATTCCACAGCGGTACCGACCCCATTAAGTATCTGAAGTCGCTGCAAAAGTTTGTGGATGAATCTAGAACAGATTTGCCCACAGATTCAGAAATTCAGAATATTATTGACGAAATCAGTCAGCTGATTAATTCAACGTTGTACAAACTGAAATTCCTAGATTAAGGATAGATTATGAAACACAGCGCAGAAATGCAGCCTAAAGGCTACGGTACATCAGCAAAGGCACCAGCTGGCGCAACAGCTAGTGACAAATCCGGCGAACGCATGGGCAAAGTCGTTAATGGCGTTGCAATGGGCAAAGCCGATGCAACTGGTTCCGATAAGATGTTTGACGGTGGCCGCAGCCAGGGCGTTTGCTACACTCACGACCGCAAATCGTACCAGAAGTAAATGGCTATCCCGCTGTCGCAACTAGCAACGGCGGGGCAGCAACAGGCACCGCAATCAACGCAAGCCAGCCTTGCGTCGATGGTGCCACAGCCACAGCTGCCCCAGACCGGACAACCGGCAATGCCCCAAGCTGGGCAGCCGACTATGCCCCAAGCCGGACAATCGGGTAATCCGATTGAATCCGCTTATTTTGATCGCCTACAAAACGATTATTCTGGCCTGGCGGCTGAGTATTCTCAATTGCCCCAGACTGACAACGGGCGGATTCTAAATACTGACGATGCGCGCGAAATGTCACCCGAATATCGTATGGACCGCACCAGGTCAGCTGACGTTCACGAACCATCATCGGCATTTGTTAAACAGATGTACGCTGAAAAACTGTCACAAGACACGCCCCCAGGTAGGCACAACAGCGTAGTATTTACAGCTGGCGGTACGGGGGCGGGTAAGACCACAGGCTTGCAAGAGGCGCAAAAGGTTAACCAGAACATCCAGAACGCTGAGATTGTTTACGATACAAACATGAATAAGTTTGAATCAGCTGACAAGAAAATTCAGCAAGCCTTGAAAGCTGGACGCAACGCCAGCATTATTTACACTTACCGCGACCCTGTAGAGGCGATGGAAAACGGCGCATTAAAGCGCGCCAGCCGCATGGAGGCCGAAATGGGTACTGGTCGCACCGTACCTATTGACGAGCATTTTAAAACCCATGTAGGGTCACGCGAAGTGATGGAACAGCTGCAATCCAAATATGGTGATGACCACCGGTTTCATATGATGGTTATTGACAACAGCCGAGGCCCAGGTAATGCTGCGGTGGTAAGCGGTCTTGACAAATTACCCAAGTTGGACCATACTGTAGTTAGAAAGGGACTAAATGATGCACTCGAAAGCCAATTCAAATCCGGCAAGATCAGCCGAGCAATCTACGAAGGAACGCGTGGCAACGCCCGCTGAACATCGTATGAAGCGCATCCATGAGGCCAGAACAAAAGACATGGCGCAATCCATGGCTGATGCGCTAAATGCTGCGATGCGTTCTGGCAAGACTGTCAGATGAGCGAAGTGCGCTGTAAAACTTGCCGTTTTTTCGTTACCGGTACGGTAATGGGTGGTTGCCGCCGCTTTCCAGAAATGCAAAACAAGCATGAAATGGATTGGTGCGGCGAGCATGACAAGTTGTACATGGTCAAAGTGCCGGTCTACGACATAATGACAGATGAAACCAAAGCTGTTGAAATGCCGCGTAAAAAGCCTGGAAGGAAACCCAAAAATGTGTCCAATACGCCCGCTGCGTGACCGCATCGTTGTCCAGCCTAATGTTCGCAAATTGTCGGACATTATTTTCACTATCAACAGCGAAAAGATGAACGAAGGCACCATTGTGGCCGTAGGGTCCAAGGTCCACCAGGCAAAAGTTGGCGATTTCATCAAGTACGGCAACGGCACATATTTGGATTGGCCTGTCCATGAGTTTGGCGGCCAAGACTATCAGATTATTCAAGAAGCAGACATTTGTGCGATTGTGGAGTGACCATGGCTAAAGCTATTCCCAAAACAACCACCGGCAAGGGTAAAAACTACAACCCAACGGAAAAGGGCGCGGGGATGACTGCCAAGGGTCGCGCAGAATATAATCGCAAGAATGAATCAAATTTGAAACCGCCAGCACCAAACCCGAAGACAAAAGCTGACGCTGGACGAAAAGCCAGTTTTTGCGCGAGAATGGAAGGGGTGGTAAAAAACGCCAAAGGCCCAGCTGAACGTGCCAAGGCATCCCTTAAAAATTGGAATTGTTAAAAGGAACTAAATCATGCCTAATACCAAAGCAATTGGCGTCGCATACAGCGACCCAGAGTTTGATTCTGTTACTACTGGCGCTGTGTATGCTGGATCGTCCAGCAGGCCTGTTGTTCAGGCAAGTGCAGCAAGTGTCAACCAATTTTATGTAACCGCATCCCACGCTACTGGCGGTGTTCGCGGTATTTATGCCCGCACAAACTTCACGGGCGCTGGCGCTGGCGAAACTCTACGGGCATTTTCGACCGTGGCTGCCGCACAGGGTTCCGGTCAGACAACCAATGGCGCCCACATTTCTATGTCGGTGAACGCTGGCGGCAGCATTAGCGGTGCGGGTAACGCGCTGCGGGCTACCCTGGGCGTGGCTGCTGGCGTAACGCCTGGCGGTACTTTGGCTGCAATCCAAGTAGATTCGGACTTCCCGAATACCGTGACGTTGCCTGGGTCGGCTGCATTTTTGCGTTTTACCAACAGCAACAGCGGCACCATTACTAACCTGATGAACGTACCGGCTGCGATGGTCGCTACTGACGTTGCTTCCGCTGTAAGCCACACAATTCGGATTGTGGACAGCGCTGGCACCCCATACTTCCTGATGGTTTCGGACGCTGCCTAATGCTGAAGCACCCTGACCCTGAAGTGCAATTCCTGGTTGAAATCTTGGAAGGGCAGCGAGATCAGGCGGTGGCCCAGGCTGCCGCCCATTTCCGCATGGTTCAAGAACTTCAAGGTAAGGTAAACGAATTGGAAAACCAGGTCGCTAAAAGCCTGGGCAACCAATGTAATGAGGGGAATCACTAATGGCTAAAGGACTATACGCAAATATTCACGCTAAGCGTGAGCGAATCGAAACCCAGAAAGCCGCAGGGAAAACGCCTGAACGTATGCGTTCCCCTGGGGACAAGGGCGCGCCTACAGCTAAAGCCTTTAAACAAAGTGCAAAGACTGCGAAAAAATGACACCTGAACAAATTGCGAAACGCCTGGCTGAATTGCAAGAACTGGCGAAGCAACACGAATCAATATTGTTGCAAATCAGCGGGGCCATCCAAGAGTACAACCGCGTTCTGGCAGAAATAAGTCAGAACCAGACAAAGGAAGCCAACCATGCCGCTGACCAAAGCACCCCGCAAGAAAGCGCCTAAAGCCGCTGAACCTGTCAAACGTAAGGTAGGCCGCCCAACCGTCTACAAAGACGAATTCCCTGACATGATGATTGAATACTTCAGTCAGCCAGCCACCAGGGAAGTGACAACCTACGATAAGAACGGAAACGAACACATCCAAGTTGTTGCTGGGGTTTTCCCTACGTTGGCACGATTCGCTACCAACATTGGTGTAACCAAAGATACCTTACATGATTGGTCAACCGCGAAAGATGTTGCAACAGGAAAGCTAAAACATCCTGAATTTTCATGCGCCTATAAAAAGGCCAAGGATTTGCAAGAGGCAAACCTGATTGAAGGCACCATCGGAAACGCTTACAACAGTACGTTTGCGATATTCACAGCCAAGAATGTATTGGGCTGGCGCGACAAGATAGAGCAGGAAATCACCGGCAAAGACGGCAGCCCCTTGATGGGAATTCAAGTTTCTTTTGTGAATGCCGATGGAACTGAGCGCAGCGCCGACAATTGACCAGGCAATAGCCAAGGCCCAATTCCCTGTCAAACTGGAAGGGCTGTTTCGCAAAAGCCGGTACAAAGTTTTGTACGGGGGGCGGGGTGGTGCTAAGTCATGGGGGATTGCCCGCGCGCTGTTGATTCTGGGTGCCAAGAAACCGATGCGGATTCTGTGTGCGCGTGAGTACCAGACCAGCATCAAGGATTCGGTCCACAAGCTACTGAGCGACCAGATTGAGGCGCTGGGGTTACTTGGGTTCTACGAAATCACCCAGGCCACCATACGGGGCGCTAACGGCACCGAGTTTGCATTTATTGGCCTAAAGAACAATCCCACCAACATTAAATCATTTGAAGGTGTGGACATTTGCTGGGTCGAGGAAGCGCAATCCGTCAGCCGCCTGTCCTGGAACATTCTAATCCCGACAATTCGCAAACAGAATTCTGAGATATGGGTAAGTTTTAACCCTGAACTGGAAACCGACGAAACATACCAAAGGTTTGTGCTGAAACCCCCGCGGGATTGCATCAGCATGAAAATCAATTTCTACGATAACCCATGGTTTCCCGAAACGTTGCGGCTGGAGATGGAATCGCTCAAGGCGCGCGACCCGCAAAGTTACGCCCAGGTGTGGGAAGGAATCTGCCGCCAGACGATTGATGGTGCTATATTTGCCAATGAAATGACACAAGCGGCCGCAGACAACCGCATTACAACGGTGCCATACGATGCAACCAAGCCTGTTCACGCTGTTTGTGACTTGGGCTGGTCAGATGCAACAGCGTGGTGGTTTGTGCAGTTTGTGGGCATGGAAACAAGGCTGATTCGGTATTTTGAAGACAGCCAACGCACGATGACAAGTTACCTGGCACAACTTCAAACCTATGGGTATGTCTATGACACGATATGGTTACCGCACGATGCTCAGAGTAAAACGCTGGCGGCAGCGGGTCGTTCTATTGAAGACATAGTGCGCGCAGCTGGCTACAAAACACAGATATTGGACCGCGTGCCGGTGGTCGATTCTATTAACGCGGCCAGAACTATTTTCCCCAACTGCTATTTTGATCGCGATAATTGCGCTGATGGATTAAACTGTTTACGCCACTACCGTTACGATGTAGACCGAGAAACGGGTCAATTTAGTAGAAGCCCTGTGCATGACCACAATTCACATGGTGCGGATGCCTTTCGGTATATTGCGTTAATGATTAAAGAACCGGCTAAACTTAGAAAACGTCCCATCGTCAATCACGCTGGTGGTTGGATGAGTTGAAAGGAATAAAACATGGCATGGCAAGACATTGATGTAGACAACCGAATTGGCGAAGCGATTAAGTTTCTGCGTCTGGTCGGCGAGGCGGATTCGCAGAACAGAGCCGAGGCCCTGGGCGATTTAAAGTTTGCCGCCGGTGACCAATGGCCTGTTGAGATTCAGAACAGCCGCAACCTTGAATCGCGCCCATGCCTGACCATCAACAAGATTGACGCATATGTGCGCCAGGTCACAAACCAGCAACGCCAACAGCGCCCCCGCATCAAGGTCCATCCTGTCAATAACGAAGGTGATATGAAAATCGCCCAGGTTATTGAAGGAATTACGCGACACATTGAAGTCAACAGTAACGCCGACACCGCTTACGACACAGCGTTTGAGTACGCGGTCAAGATGGGCTGGGGTTACTGGCGCATCACAACCAACTATGTCAACGAAGACAGTTTCGACCAAGAAATTTATATTGAGCCTGTTGATGACCCGTTTGCGGTTTACTTTGACCCGAACAGCGTATCGCCTGATGGGTCCGATGCTGAACGGTGCCTAATCACTAGCGTGATGTCCAAAAAGGATTTCAGGCAGCAATACCCAGATGCAGACGATGGCGCAAACTTCAGCGCCCGCGCAACGGGTGATTCTGATGCCGAATGGGTAACCAAGGAAGACATCAGACTTGCCGAATATTGGGTGGTCGAGCGCGTTAAAGCCAACCTGGTGTTGTTAAGCGATGGCACCAAGTTGTACGAAGACGAAATGCCAAGCGCCGAACTAATGGCGGCCAGCAACGTCACGATTATGGACACGCGCCCATCGTATCGTCGCAAGGTCAAGTGGTACAAACTGACCGCTATGGAAGTGCTGGAGGAACGCGAGTGGCCAGGCAAGCACATACCGATTGTGCCTTGCTACGGCGCGCAAGTGGTCGTTGAAGGTAAGCGCAAGAAATACGGCCTGGTGCGATTTGCGAAAGACCCGCAACGGATGTACAACTTTTGGCGTACATCCATGACCGAAAGCATTGCCCTGGCACCCAAGCCAAAATGGCTGATTGCCGAGGGACAAGATGAAGGTCACGAATCCGAATGGGCAATGGCAAACATCAAGTCAACGCCTGTGTTGCGATACAAGCAGAAAGACATTGAAGGCCAGCCCGC